GACGACTCAAATAAAATAAAATAAAAACTTACAGATAGAAGTTAAGGTTTAAGATGACGGAGCAATCTCATTTGATGATTTCAAGGTTTGGAGAGTTCGAGATTGCTCCGTCCATGCAATATGATACTAATCCTTGCCTTCTTGAAAGACCCTCAGTCATTCCTACTATTGACGGAGTTATTCTAGAGTTTACAGGAGATAGCCCTGAAGAGATAACTATGATGTCAAAAAGCGGAAGTGGAACTATCATTATTCATCAGAGAGATCTTAGGAAGCTCCCGCATGAACTAGTTTCTTATTATCTTCTAGGAGGGAGTGACAGATCTTTCGAGTCAGTCCTTGGGAGGTCAAACACGAAAAGAGACAAAAGAACTCCGGACTATCTGCACAAGCATGAAGGGAAACTCTACTGCGCAGAACTGAAGACTAGCACTTCCAAAAAAACAATTGAAAGAAACTTCACCAATGCCATAGAAACATACTATGACGATCTCAAAAGTACTGAACTTCCTATTTTCTTGGGTGGAATCTCAATTAATTTCAACTCAATTGTCACTAACCTAAAATTCTCAGATGTCGAGATGAACTATGCCTGCAGCCTTTTTGCTCTGGGTCATTCAATTCTCAACGCTGCGATTTTCCAAGGTCTTTTGATAGAAGAAGATGAGCCTGTTTTAGCTGAAATAAGAGAACAAATTTCTAAAAGCACCCTTCCTGAAGATTCAGACGACCCCCTCATAATAACGAAGGAGTTGGTGGAAATCTGGAGCACTCACAACCCAAATGATCAAGAGTGTCTAGACTACTACAAGAAGTGTCTGCTAAAAGACAGACCAAAAAACCCTACTAGAAGCCTACCAAGTCAAGATTACGAAACCAGGAGCGATCAGAAAGCCATAGTTCAATATCCTATGGTGATACCTAAAGTCGGGAAAATGAACCTGCAAGATTTTTATGAGGATCTGACATTAGGAGACTCTCTGAATGGCGTTTGGATAGAAGCGCTAAAGACAGTGTCTAGTAGGTCAGAAGAATTCGAAATAGTGACTGCCAAAACAGCTTATGACACGGATAAATTGACTAGAGGTAAAAGATACAAGTTGGAGATTGATCTAAGCGAAGAAGATTCGCAAAGTCTGGCAGTCTTTGGCGTGAAAGGGAAAAGAAACTACTCGATTAAGAAAGAAATGAAAGAAGTTGAAAGTAGAAAGCCATTTGATTATTCGGTTAACACCTCAGATGTCGAGGAATTCATAAATTCTAAAAGAATGTTTCAGTCACACATTTTTCCGACTCAGAATGAAGACAGAATGTGTTACGAGACGCTACTTAATCAAGGAATCGCTAAGGAAGATTTTATAATGCACTTTAAGAACACCAAGCTGGAATCATGCTGTAAATTTTTGTCTTTAGTAATGGAAGAGGTGAATTTCTCCAGGTCAGTAAACACAAAGAGGAATGAATTCATATGCAAGTTGTTTCCCGATCATCAAGCTGCTTTGTTGATTAGCCCTACTAAACTATCTGATAAAATATTTTTCTCTCTTGCAGTGTGCGCAGAAGATGTTTTTGAACTTCCTTTCAAAGCACCTAGGGAAGTCGGCAGATTTCACATTTATGATTTCCTTAGTGTGGATCAGCACAAAATAAGCAATATTCTGGGAGCAGATTTGAAAGTGTGTTCCATATTTCTCTCAACAGCTGTCTCTATGTTCGACAGTTATAAATTTGATTTCGGTAATGAATCTTTTCTACAACACTCTTTGTTTCTAACTTTGGTTTATTTGGAAGACAAAGAATCAGTTGCAGCTGACTTATCTCTTGCTAGGTATGCTTACATGTCTTTGATGCAAGACACGACTTTCGAAAAACCAGATCCAATGAAGATAGTTAGCAAATTATGCGCGACGCCTAGGTCTAGATTGCTTGTTCACATTCATAGGAATTATTTCAAAACATTTTCAAAGATGGCAGAAGATCCTCCCAAGATCTTCAAGACGACTGATGATGTTTCTAGAGATTCTTTCGTAGGTCTTCTGTCCTGGGTCACTGGCACTCCTGTGAAGAGTCTTCAGTCAGCTCTTCATTTATCTTACATGGCTCAAGTTCACAATAAAAATGAAGGGAGCAGGTATCATGGCAACTTCAAAATTTTCGATAAAATAATAAATCAAGAACTAAAACTTAGAAACGCTAGAGTAGAATGCATGAGGACTGAATCTCTATACGAAGAATTAAGGTCTCATGAATTTAATTTGAACTACGTGATATGTGCGATTGAATCTTTAAAAAGGCAGTTAGCAACAGTGAAGAGCATAGAAGAAATTGAAGCTGAAGCTCTGATTTCTCTAAGTGCTAAGTCAATATTCGAATTTGCAACCACAAAAGCGTCGTTCATGACATCAGAGTCTGATGAGTATCGAATAAATGGGAGATACAATGTCAACATAAAATGCATGGAAGCAGTAGACTCTGTGATAAAAGAGATGGATCTGAGCGACGAGAGAGTTTTCTTGAATCTGCATAAGATAATTTCGTTTGTGGAGTGCAAGCAACTAAGATCAAATCTGTTCAAAAAACTGCAATTGACAGGACCAAGGGAAATTTTCATATTAGACATATTTTCTAGAATCGTTATAAACTTTCTGGAGAGCATTTCTCGAAGCATCTGCTCTTACGTACCAGGAGAAATGCTTACAAAAGGTTCTGAAAAATTAAAAACATCGGATAACCACACAAACGAAGTGGCTTCAAAATCATCGGGAAGATTTGTGTTTTCAACCACAGATGCGGCTGATGCAGCAACCTGGTGTCAGCAGTTTGTCATGACCATGTTTGGAGTCATGACGACAAGGTTGCTTTCAGAAGATTTGAATAGTTGCGTATGCAGGATCTTGAACCTGGTCACAAACAAAAAACTTGAGTTGCCTAAAAGCCTTCTAGACGCATTTGTCAAGAATCCTAACATAAGATCTATGTCTGATAACATGAATGAATTAAAGGATCAGTTTTTAGGCCTCAAAGATCAGAATGATCTCATAGAGAAAGGAACAGTTGTCTTGAAAAACAGAAGCAACATGATGCAAGGAATTCTTCACTACACCAGCTCTTTGATGCACTCTGCTGTTTTGAATTATGCCGGAGTCTTGTTCAAAACAGTTCTAAAGAGACTATTTCCGGAGGCAGTTCTAGTCATAACGGATAAAGTTTCTTCTGACGATTCAGAGACTATGAAATCCATAATATATCAGAATGAAGATCTACTTCCATGGATTAAACGACTGTGTTATCTGCATTGCAAGGCAATGCCTGATCTATACAATTTGACTTGCATGAGAGATTCTTACGAAAAGTCAACTAGATTTATGAATAACGGAGTTAGTGAATTCAACTCGACTTGGAAAATAGTCAACACTCTTGTTGGTGTCAGCATAAAATTCATATGGGCTTGCCTTAGACTGCCATTTGGGGGTTGTTTAGAATCAAGATTAAACACAATGTCGAATGCTAGGAAAAATCTTCTTGAAAATGGCTGCGGCACTAAAGTTGCGTCAATTGTTCAGCAGCTTCAAATGGAATACTATTATTTAATGCTCGGTTCTAGATCTCAGTCATCAGCTTGGACTTGGTTTTGCAACATAAGGTCTACAAAGTCTAGTAAACTAGGTTATTTTGTTTTAGAATCGACGAAGACATGCGGCTTATTCGGCCTGGAATACGCTAATTATATTTTGATGAGAGACAATGACTCTCTCAAGAGACTTGATTTTGCTATAACTCAAAAGTATGATTTGGAGAACGTTCTTTTGTCGGAAGAAAAATTCAGACTTGAAGTTTCGTTCGGACAGTCAAGAAAGTTCAGGGAAATGAAAGACAGACTTGGTCACAGTTTTGAAGACTTAGAAGAAAAGCTGATTGAAGATTGTTCCCCGATTTTCAAAACAGCAAAGAGCAAGGATGATCTTTTACTTAAGTACAACTACATGTCATCCAACAGGCAGATTGCTAACAGTTTCATGTTTGATTGCGAAGCAAGATTGCATTCTATTTCTGCTTATATTCTAGCAGGCCCTTCTTTAGTGGTGAAGAACGGCGAAGAGTTCGAAAAATTGTCGATGATAGAGGTAGTATGTAGACTGAGGAGTGTGGGAGAACCTCCTAAAGATTATTTGAAACTGAGATATCAGAATCATTTCTTCTGGGATATGGTCGAAGAAGAAGAACAAAAGCTCAAGCCACAAATAATTCCATCTCCTAGGACAAAATACAAGTTGACAAAGTTTCCTATACCTAAAAGCTTGAATTTCATACCTATTACGATGAGTAAGATACTAAAAAGATTTTGGTTTGGCTTGGACATCTACACTTCTGATCTAGTTTATGACAAATCTCTTTCTGATCTTTTGATATTGCACCCTTGGATAAGAAGCAATCCAATTGACACTCTTTCTAATAGCATCTATACAAGCATGATAGATCTAATGAACTTTTGCAGAATGGAAGAGAAAAGAAGCACTCTTGTAACAGTAATGTCTTCTAGCAAAAGCACGTTGACAGTGAGAGATGGGATAAATGAACTGATTTCTCATTCTGTTTGCAGAGGTTTTAGATATAATAAAGAATTTTCTGCCAAACCAGATGATAGGATGAAAAGATCAATGGAAGTCATAGACAGCATAAGACTTTTTTCAACACAGCTGAGCACATCTTACTGCAGAGAAAAAGGAAGACTTCTCAAGAATTTCATACTGGCGAAGGGACCTGTTTTCCATACTGCCGCTGCTTATGGAATTGCGAAGGACGATCTGTCAATAGATGATCAAATAATTGGCATAATGACTTCTTCAATGCTGGTAAACAACTTGGACCCTCTTTCTTTGATAAGAAAGATTAAACCAGATTTTGGATTTATTTGGATAAGAGATCAAATGAAAATAGACGGAGAATTTCAGAGATCAGGATCTGCTATGCTGGAAGACGGTGACATTAAAATTTTAGCTGAAATAGATAACAATAACAGACTGAAGTTTTCTAGTGTTTCTGATGATCTAAGAAACTACACGAAACAGATGCGAAACTTCATTAATTCACTTCACAAAGTAAAGCCTATCTCTTTGAGATCAAATTTGTACATCACCAAATTTGGCAATCTGACATTCACACCAGGAGACGAAAGTTATCCAATATTTCACGTCTCTAAAGTGAATTGGACTTCAGAAGGTAAAAAATCAAGATGTGTCGTTGAGAACGATCATCTGAACTTGATAGTTGGAGAAACAGTAATAATGAGAGTATATCCAAACTCTAGAGGTTCTTTGATAGAGAAGACTTTAGAAGAAGACACGGGAGATGAGATGCTTAATCAGTGGATAAACAACATGACTTTGGACATAGAAGACTTCTATGAGTTCAAGGGAAGGTTCATAGTAGGGATTCAACAAAAAATAATACGAGAGAGAAGTTGGGTGGTTGACACTATAAGGCAAAGGTATAAGTATAAGTTCGACAGCGTAGTGACTGATGTTATCAGAACGGCAAAAATAGACTCAAAGAACCAAAGAGAAGTCATAGAAATGGAAGAG